ACAACCGTCATGCCATCCGACAATGAGTGGAGGATCCTGCGCGTCATCCTCGTGCGAGCCCATGACCTGGGAGGCAGGTCTGGATGCCCGCAGGCGTCCGACACGGGCGAGATGATGTTCAAGATGTCTCTCAGCGAGATTGCGCGCGCTGCCGGGGTTCGCCCGGCTGAGGCGTACAAGAGCGTGCGTCGCTTGACGCGGCGTGGCATCATCCGCCGGGAGTCGCGTCGCGGCCCGACACCGGCCACCATCTATATGGCGCCCCACGTGTTCTCCGTCTTGGATAGCGCGATCTGCGTCTTGACGGCGCAGGGGGAGCGGCTGCCCCCGGAGTGGGGAGAGTGGCCCTCCGCTGGGCGTAGCGACTTTGGTGGGCGCTCTAGGTAGGACAAGAAAAATGCCTCCGCCCGGCGGAAGGACCGGGCGGAGGCGGGCGGGCCACAGCGGTGGACCCGTCGGTGAGATCCCAGGAAGGATCAGAACGTGGAAGATATTGTAGAGCAGGAAGAGTTCTGCGTCAAGGGGACGCCCTTCTCGATGATCCCGGCCTGGGTTCTGGAGGCGGGCATCCCTGCGACGGCGAAGGTTGTCTACGCTGGCCTCCAGGGTTTTGTGAGCGGCCGGGAGGGCGACTGTGCGGTCCGGAGGGCGACGCTGGCCGCCCGAGTCGGCGTTAGTACGCGCACTGTTGGCAACGCTTTGCGGGCGCTGGCGGACATCGGTGCGGTGCGTGTCCAGCAGCGGAGGTCTGGGAAGCGGCAGTGTGCCAGCCGCTACAGGATCGTGTTCGACTGCCCGCGTGAGGGTGGAGAAGGGCTTCTTTCTGCTCCTGAGCCTGCCCCTGCTCCTGAGCCTGCCCCTGCTCCTGAGCCTGCCCCTGCTCCTGAGCCTGCCCCTGCGCCCGCGTCCTCTAAGGGCTTCCCGTCTCACCCTGAGTGGCGGCGGTACGCGGCGGCGTTCAAGGCGCTGGGCAAGGACCTCAACCGGTTCAGTGTCCAGGCGTGGATGCGGTTCGTGCAGCAGGACGGCAGGTCTCCGGAGGCGATCGACTCCCGTGCGTCGCTGGCCGCCGACCATGCCGAGCAGTACGTGAAGGACCTGCGGCACGGTCGGCGCGGCTTCGAGACCGAGAAGGGGTACGCGAAGTCCGCCGAGGCGTTCCTGGCTGAGGGGGAGTGGGAGAAGCACCCGCCCCGCCCGGAGGCGCCGCAGCCGGCCCAGGGGGCGCCCCTGACTGAGGACTGGGGGGCTGCTGCCGGCGCGGATGTGCCGGAGGAGTCGTTCGAGGAGCGGCACTCGGAGTATGCGCGGGCGGCCGCTGGTGACGAGGGTGCGATCCGGCGTCTCCGCAGGATGATGCCTGTCCGGTCTTTTGAGGCTCCGGATGGTGTGCCCGCCCGGTGGCCGGCCCTGATCGGGCTGCTCGGGCTGCGTGAGCCGTTCCGTGCTGTGCCGGAGGATCGTGAGGCGTTCGCCCGGCACGCCCAGGCTGAGGAGGCCGAGGGGGCGGCGGCTGCCCCTGAGGGGGGTGTGGGCGAGCCCGTGGGCGCCCCTGAGGAGGCTCCTGAGGCCGGTCCTGGGGCCTGTGAGGAGGGTGGCGTGTCCTGGCCTGTCGCGCCTGTCGGCACGCCGTCTGAGGCCTACACGGAGGCTTGTGCGAAGCCTTGGGAGCCGCACCTGGCTCCTCCCGCCCCGGAGCCTGAGGCGTCACCGGACGAGCCTGCGGCTGCCGGCGATGACGAGTGGGGGATTGCTGAGGGGGAGCGTGCGGCCCGTTCGGCCCGGTACTCCGCCATGGGGTCTGCCGAGGAGTTCCGGGAGCAGGCCCTGTTGGCGTCGCAGGGGCCGCTGTGGTGTGAGGGTGGCCAGGCCCCCTCAGGCCTGCTATAGTTTGTGGAACTACAGGAAAGGAAGACACAAATGAGTGCTGTAGATAACGTTGAGCAGTCGATCCTTGGGATGAGGCTCCTCGCCTCCGACGCCGTCGACTACGTCGTCCGGGACCGGGTGCGGGACTACATGTTCGCCGACCCCCGGCACGCCGCCCTGTGGCGCCTGTGCGAGACTCTCCAGCAGGAGGGCGGCCGCCCGGACGCGGTGACTCTCGCCGCGAACCGGGAGCGCATCCCGGCCCTGGAGCGGGCGAACATTGACGACGACTACATCCTGGACCTGATCCACTGGGCGCCCGCCGCCGCAGACGTGGTGGCCGACACGTACGTGCAGGCCCTTGAGGACGCCTACAGCCTCAGGATGATGCACGCCGCTCACGCCCGGTCAGGCCAGTTGCTTGAGGCGAACGACTCCCCCATGAACATCCTCGGCGACATCCAGAGGCTGTGGGCTGACGTCGACGGCCAGTACGCCCCGGTCGGCGCCCGCGGCAGCGTCCTAGAGGAGGCGTTCACGTCATGGCTTGACGGCGAGGACGGGTATGTTCCGACGCCGTGGTCTGACTTGAACCAGATTATCGACGGGTGGCGGCCCGGGGGCCTGTACATCGTCGGCGCCCGCCCTGGCGGATTCAAGTCGGCGTTCGCGCTTCAGGCGGCCTTGGGTGTTGCTGCGACCTCGCCGGTCGCGATCTCGTCTCTGGAGATGAGCCGTCAGGAGGTGATGGCCCGCCTGGTGTCTACGCGCGCCAGGGCCCCGTACCGTGAGGTGATTGCCGGTGACCTGACCCCGGCGCAGCGCGAGCACGCCGGGAGGATCGCCCGAGAGGTGGCGGGTCTCCCGTTGAGCGTGGATGACCGGTCCAGTGTGGGTATCGATGATGTTCGGGCGCACGCCAGGGCTGTCAGGCAGCAGTACGGGGGCCTGGGCATGGTCGTGGTGGACTATCTTCAGTTGATGTCTTCGCCGAGGGGTGATCGTCGCCCCCGGCATGAGATCGTGGCTGATTTCAGCCGCCAGTTGAAGATCATGGCCGGTGACCTGGGGTGCCCGGTGGTGGCCCTGTCTCAGTTGAACCGGATGGCTGAGGAGGGTGGTGGCCCGACGATGGCTCATCTGCGTGAGTCGGGGGCTCTGGAGCAGGACGCGAATGTTGTGATGCTTCTGTCGTGCCCGGAGGTGGGGGATGGTGTCCAGGACAAGTCGCGTCTGAACGTGGCTGTGGCGAAGAACCGTCAGGGGCCGACTGGGTTGTGCCGGCTGTCGCGGGCTAGGGACAGTATGGCGTTCGAGGGCTGACTTCTACTTGCCCCGTTGGGGGTGTTGTGGAATAATTGGGTGCGTGTTCGGGGGTTTCCCGGGCACGCACCCACACGCATGAAAGGACCATCCACCATGGACGCCAAGAAGACCTACAGCACCGAGAACCTGACTGTCGCACAGTTCGCCGACGTGGTCGGCGTCTGCCCGAACACTGTCTACAACTGGATCCGTGACGGCCGTGTCCGGTCCGCGAAGATCGGGCACCTCCGCCGTATCCCCGCCACCGAGTTCAAGCGTCTCGGCCTCGCCCGCCCCTCCCTCGTGGAGGGTGAGTCCAAGTGACCGCCGCAGCAGAAAGGAGCAGTGTCGTGGAAACCGATATCACCCCGTTCGCCTACGGCGATCATCAGGTCCGCGTCGTCACCCGCGACGGTGAGCCCTGGTTCGTGGCCAGGGACGTGTGCGATGTTCTGGCAATCACCAACGCCGGGAACGTCCTCGCCGCCCTGGACGAGGACGAGAGGAGTTCCATCCACATTGCGGATGGAACCTCGGGGAACCCCAACAAGGCCCTCGTGTCTGAGGCAGGCCTGTACTCGCTGATCCTGCGGAGCCGCAAGCCTGAGGCGAAGGCGTTCAAGCGGTGGGTGACACACGAGGTGCTCCCGAGTATCCGGAAGCGGGGCGGCTACCTGACCCCCGAGGCTGCGGAGAAGGCCTTGACGGACCCTGACTTCATCATCCGGCTCGCCACCTCCCTGAAGGAGGAGCGCGCCAAGAGGCAGGCGGCGGAGGCCCAGATCGAGGCCGACGCACCCCACACGAGGTTTGGCCGAACCATCTCTGGCACGGACGGTGACCTTCTCGTCAAGCAGGTCGCTGACCTCATCACCCAGGGCGGCTACCCCATCAGCCAGGTGACACTCTTCAAGTGGCTCCGCAACCACGGGTGGCTCTGCAACAACAAGGGGCGCCTCTGGAACTCCCCCACCAAGTGGGCCCTCGAGCGGGGGTACGTGCGCTCCACCGTCCTGGTCGTCTCCACCAGCCGCGGCGACCAGGAGAAGACCACGCCCCGCATCACCGCCGCCGGCCAGGAGAACCTTGTCGACGGCTGGCTCACAGGACGCTACGAGGAGGACAACTGACCATGGGATACCCGAACCTCTCTCCCGGCACCCTAGACCTCCTAGCAGGCCTGTGGTGGAACTCGGACCGGCACGGGATCGTCCGCTCGACGGGCCCCCGCCTCGCCGCCCACGCCAGGACGCATGTCAGCACTGTTAACCGCAGGCTCCAGGCCCTGGCCAAGGCCGGCCTCGTTGAGATCCTCGCCCGTCCGGCAGGCGGCTCCCCGGGCAGGTACCGTGTCACCGACGCCGGAGAGACCCTCCTACATGCGCTGGACGGTGAACGGGAACCTGTCGCACGCAGCCTCGACGGGGGCCAGGAACTTTTCCGCCCCGAAGTTGGCCCGCTCGTCATCACCGGCGGACACTGGAACGTGCGCCACCGTGGCCCCACTATGGCCCTTGAGGTGTACGGGGACGCCGAGGTGATGGTATCCGGTGATGTGGCGACCTTCGCCTACGAGCACTCTCGCGTCATCTCGGGCGCGTCCGAGGCCGTGACCGCACGCCAGTGCGCGTTCGTCGAGACCCAGGGGGCGGCCTCCGCCAACCTGTACGACCGTGCTGTCGGCGTGGCGGGCGCGACCTCCCCTATGGTCGCCTATGACCAGTCAACCGTGTACGCCACCTATAGGTCTACCGTGCGCGCATACGGCCAGGCGACTGTGCACGCCACTGACTACACCCATGTGGCCGCCTCGGAGCGCGCCCTTGTCTACGCGACCATGCACGCCACCGTGGAGGCCGCCGGCTCTGCTGCCGTGCAGGGTTCGGGGTACGCGCAGGTCATCGCCGGCCCCGGGGCCGTGGCGTCTGCCGGCACTATCCTGCATGAGGAGTCGCTTAAGGACCCCCGTGAGGCCCTGTACAGGATGGGTGTCGACGCGAGCGGTGGCACGGTGAGGCTGTACAAGACCCTCCCGGCCGACTGTGTGAGCGGCCGAGACTACGGGAAGCCCACACTGTGGGAGGTCGGCAAGACTGTCGAGTGTGACGAGTGGGACCCTGGCGCGTCCGAGGGGAATGGCCTGTACCTGCATGGCACTCTTGCTCACGCGTTCGCGTTCGTCGAGTCGGCTGACGACGTTGTCGCGGAAGTGGCCGTGTACCTGGATGACCTGGATGTCTATTCGCATGAGGTTCTGCGGGCTAGGCGGGCGCGGGTCCTCCGGTTCGTCGGCCGGGGCGTCTACTGAGCATGGTAAAACCCCCGGGCGGAGTGAAAGGAAGGAAAGCCTCCGCCCGGGGGCCGTTACGGGAACTAGGTTAGCATCGTGTGGGCGAAGAAGTCAAGACGCAGACAGGAACTTCCTTCTAACTGGGGGCGGATCCGTGAGGCCGTCATCCGCCGTGACCGCGGCAGGTGCGTGTTCTGTGGGGCACCCGGGAACCAGGTCGACCACATTGATCCTAAGGGGCCCCACGAACTGTGGAACCTGCGTCTGCTGTGTCAACTGCACCACATGCAGAGGACGGCCGGCCAGTCCCACGCCGCCCGCCGAGCCAATGGGTGGACGAAACCAAAACGAGAGCATAGACCAAAAGGCAAGCATCCAGGTATGCTATAGGTGCGTGGTGCACCATAAGGAGGAGATTATGGGATCGAGGGGGCCGCTCCCGAAGCGAAGCGGCCTGGGCGACAGGCGAACCCAGGCCAGCAAGATCAAGAACGGCGTCAAGAAGGTCCGTGTCAAGGACGGTGTCGTCAAGCCGCCCTCCGCGGACCCCGAGTGGCACCAGATCGCCAAGTCGCTCTGGCAGGCCGTGAAGGACTCGAAGTACACGATCTACTATGAGCCCTCCGACTGGCTCCTCCTATACGACGCCTGCGACGAACTCAGCGCCTACAAGAACGCCAAACAGCGGTCAGCGATGATGAGGGCCGCCCTGAACAACCTTCTCTCCGGGCTCCTCCTCACCGAGGGTGACAGGCGCCGGGCCCGTATCGAGATCGACCGGGACACGGCCGCAGAGCCGGAGGAGTCCGCTGGAATCGTCGCCATGAGGGACTTCCTCCGTAAGCGGGCCTCCGGCGACTGACACAGAAAGAGAGATGGCAATCTTGGAGCACACCGCCATCGATCCTATGTGGGACGCGCCACCGCGTGAGCGCCTCATCACGATGCCCCGGGACCTCCCCGAGAAGACCCTTGGGCTAGTGGCGGCCGCATGGATGATCGACAACCTGAAGCAGCCCAACGGGCCTCACGCGGGCGAGGCGTTCACTCCCACGCCGCAGCAGATCGAGTTCCTGATGCACATGTACGCCCTGAACCCGGACGGGTCCTGGGTGTACAACTGGGCAGTACGGCGCCTGGGCAAGGGATCAGGGAAAGCCTGTAGCCTAGATCAGCCTATCCTGACCAGTGTCGGCTGGAAGACGCACGGCACCGTCGAAGTCGGCGACATCGTCTACTCGTCCTCCGGCGCCCCCGTCGCCATCACGAAACTTCACGAGATCCGCGACGACTACGACATGTGGGACGTCCACTTCTCCGACGGAGTCACTGAGACGTTCTCCGGCGGCCATCGGTTCGTGGTGGATGAGTTCGTCGGCAAGAGCAAGCGCAAGCGTGTCACCAAGTCTGTGGTGGACATGCTGGACAGCGGCCTCATGTTCAAGCGGCCACTCTCGCCGTCCTCGAAGTGCACGCACCCCGACGTCACCAAGTACGCTCTGCCACCGCAGCCGGTACTTGAGATGCCCGAACGCGACCTCCCCATGGACCCGTACATCCTGGGCTACTGGCTGGGCGACGGAGACGCCGGCAGCGGCCGCATCACCTGCGCGGCGCAGGACGAGGCCCACGTGACGGCGGCGCTCCACCAGGCCGGCTACCTCACCAGAGCCGCACCCTCGGGCTCCAGTGCCCGCAGGATCCGGTTCGGGACCGAGCGGAGAGGAGGACGCCTGTACGGCGGGTCTGCTGACCTGGGTGCCGCCCGCGTGCTCGGCCGTAAGCACATCCCGGACGCCTACCTGTACGCCTCCGCCCGGCAGCGGCGCGCCCTCGCACAAGGGCTCCTTGACTCAGACGGCTACGTAGCCAAGAACGGGACGGCCGAATGGTGCACCGTCCGCAGGGAGATGGCCTACCAGTTCGCCCAACTGCTCCGCACTCTCGGCGTCCGCGTCAACGTGAAGGAGTCGGCCGCGACACTCAACGGCCGCGCCGTCGGCAAGAGGTACCGACTCACCTTCAAGCCCTACAAGCACCAGCGGCTCTTCACGCTCCCCCGTAAGGCCGAGCGCGTCAAGGAGCAGAAGCGGAAGCCGCAGCCGATCACGATCCGCAGCATCACCCGAGCCCCCAGTCGGCCCGCACGGTGCATCAGCGTGGAGGGTGACGGCACATACCTCACCGGCGAGACGCTCAAACCGACCCACAACAGCCCGTTCGCCGCCGCCTTGTCCATGTTCGAGATGCTGGGCCCCTGCCGTTTCGACAGGTGGGACGACTCCTCCCCCCTCGGCGTTGAGGGCAAGACGATGCCGATGGCCTGGATCCAGGTCGTCGCCACATCAGAGCAGCAGACGAAGAACACCATGCGCATGGTGAGGGCGTTCGCCGCCAAAGGCTCCCCGCTCGCCATGAAGCACGGCCTGACCGTCGGGAAGACCTTCCTCGACAGTGAGGCCGGCGACCAGTTGGAGCAGAAGGCATCATCCTCCCGCAGCCTAGAGGGAGGCGAGACATCGTTCACGGTATGTGACGAGTTGGAGCACTGGGTGCCCTCCAACGGCGGCCCCGAACTCATGAACACGATCGAGCAGAACGCCGCCAAGACCGGGGCGCGGACCATCCACACCTGCAACGCCTGGATACCCGGGGAGGCCTCCGCCGCGGAGGCCACGTTCGAGGACTGGGTCGCCCAGGAGGAGGGCCTGTCCAGGAACAAGAAGAAGATCCTCTACGACGCCCGCATAGCCCCCCCGAACGCCGCCCTCGTGGACGATCCCCCCGAGCACCAGGTGCCCCTACAACAGGCCCTGGAGTTCGTCTACGAGGGGTGCCCGTGGGTGGACCTGGAAGCCACTAAGGCCCTGATCTGGTCACCCCGGTACACGGAGTCGAGGTCGATCCGGTTCTTCCTGAACCGGCCGAACGCCGCCGACAACGCCTGGGTGCCCCTAGAGGAGTGGACCCTGCTCCGGGACCCGAACCGTGTCGTCCGGAAACGGGACGGTGACGAGCCCGGGGAAGAGATCGTCATGTTCTTCGACGGCTCCCGGTCGAACGACCACACCGCCCTAGTCGGCTGCTGCATGTCCGACGGGCACATCTTCAAGATCGGCCACTGGGCTCCCGAGAAATCATCCGGCCTGGTGAACGTGTCGAAGGTCGACGCGGCCGTAAGGAAAGCGTTCGGCGACTACGAGGTAGTCGCTTTCTGGGCGGACGTCCGCGAGTGGGAGTCGTTCACGCGGACCACGTGGCCTGAGGACCTCGGGGACGACCTGATCCTTCCGGCCGTGAGGGGGCAGGGCATGTCCGCGTCACTGATCGCATGGGACATGCGGTCGCACGCCTACCAGTTCGCCGAGGCCGCGGAGACGGCGTATGACGAGATACAGAAGCAGGCGTTCACACACGACGGGTCCGCCGACCTGGGTGAGCACGTGTCGAACTGTCGTGTGAACGAGTTCAAGGGGCGGTTCTCCGTGAAGAAGGAATCCCCGAAGTCCCCGAAGAAGATAGACTTAGCGGTTTGCATGATAGGTGCTAGAATGCTTTATAGGGCCGTCCTATCCTCAAGGGAGTGGGCGGCAAGAAGCAAGCCTGACGGCCAGTGGAGGGCGTACCTGTGAGTTTCGAGAACATGATGCGGGCCTTCGAAAGCGGGGCACTCAGACCCAAAACCGGCTACGAAGCCTACTATGAAGGCCGCGCCCGCGTCGCAGCCCTCGGAGTCTCTCTCCCCCCCCAGGCCAGGGTCCTTGAAGTACAGGCCCCCTGGGCGAAGATGGCCACCGACGTCATCGTCGAGGTCCTCATCCCCTCCGGGTTCATCACCTCCAACGAGACCGACATTGAGGCCCTCCGGTGGATCGAACAGACCTGGCAGTTCAACGACCTCGACTCCCAGTTCAATCTCGCCGCCTCCGAAGCGATCGCCGTGGGCGCCGCCTACTGGGTCCTCTCACCCCCTGACGAGGACTCCGACTACCCCTACGTGAGGGCCCTGGATGCCAAGCACGCCGCCGTGAGACTCGACTGGCAAGGCCGCCTCGTAGAAGGCATCGCCGTCTACCGCGTGGACGCGGACACGGTAGGGGCGACCTACTACCTTCCCGACGGGGTCGTCTACTACCGGCGCGACGACTCCTCCCAGGAATGGCTCACCGACGGGGCAGGCCGCATGGACACGTGGGGGCCCTCGATCGTCCCCATGTACAACCGGGCCCGCCTCTCCGACAAGTACGGCCGCTCAGACATCGCCGAGATGGCGTCACTAGTCGACGCAGCATCCCGGACCCTGACGAACATCCAGGTCGGACAGGAAGTCGCCGCCTGGCCCCTCAGGCTCCTCATTGGCGACCACTCCGCCCAGATCCTCGACAGCATGCCCGACACGATGCAGGCATACATCGGCAACATCATGGCCGCCCCCGCCGGGTCGGACATCAAGCAGTTGACTGGCGTGGACATGACGCCGATCCAGAATATCTACCGCCTGTACGCGCTCCAGATCAGTGCCATGACCGGTATCCCCCCATCGATGATGGGCGTGTCTGCCGACAGTAACCCGACGTCGGCGGAGGCTCTTCGTGTGGCGAAGGACCGGCTGATCGCCCGCGCCGAGAACAAGCAGAGACAGTTCGCCGACAGCCTGGAGCAGATCGCCCGCGCCATCTGTGTGATGGGCGGCTATGACCTAGAGGACCCCACCGCCCTGGAAGTGCAGTGGCGCGACGCCGCAGCACCCTCCGTGTCAGCGATGATGGCATCAGCGTTGCAGGCCCAGGCGCAGGGCGTCCTGTCCTCCCAGACGGCGCGCGACTTCATGATGCTGTCCCCCCAGCAGCGCGAGCGCGAGGACGCCCGCAGCCAGGAAATTGACGAGATGACCGGCGCCGGTGTCGCAGACAAGGCCCTCCGGGACCAGGAAGACGACACCGGCGACCCTGGCGACGACAACGACAGCGAGAACCAGGATGAGGCCGCCGGCAGGAACATCCGGAAGGAGAAGCGTGACTGAGGCCGTCTTCCGGGCCCTACTGGACGCGATCCTCGCCCTGTTCCGCCGCAGGTCGCAGTCAATCATGCGGGCCCTCCCCTACGACGGGGCCAAGGCCGACAACAGTATCGTCGACGCCCTGTTCCATGAGGTGGACGAGCACCGGCGCCTCGCCCACGCCGCCGGCGTCCTGTTCCTGCGGGGGCAGGCCCGTAAGAACGGTGGAGACGAGGCGTGGGTCCCCCAGCGGCAGCCCTACCGTCGTAGCGCCATCAGGCAGGCCATCCGTGAGACGCCGGGCGGGCTGCGCCGCGGCAACGAGGAGCAGGTGCAGAGGGTGCTTGACCGGCACGTCGAGGGGGCCGCCCGCCAGGCCGTGGTGCACGCCGTCCTCGACGCCCCCCGGGACGCCGGAGACGCCCGCAGGCAGGCCCAGAACGTGGAGGAGGACCTCAAGGAGTTCCCCCCCTCTGTGCGCCGCGAGGCGAAGAAAGCGGCCGAGAAGGAGGCCCGTGAGGCGTCCCGCCGCGAGGAGCAGAAACGCCGCCGTAAGAAGCCCGAGAAGACACAGAAGACCCCGGAGAAGCCCACGGCCGAGAAGCCCGGGAAGCCGGAGAAGACCGAGACGGAGGCCGAGTGGCGGCCTGAGACCCCGGAGGAGCGGCGCGCACGCCGCAAGAAGGCCCTCGAAGACGCCTTCGACAAGATCGCAGACCGTGTCGGCGAAGCGATCGAGGAAGCCGACTCTGAGCCCAGCCTCCGGGAGATCATCCACAAGAAGGCACCCCTCGCCGTCGAGGACATCCCCGACCCGGACCGCCACGACAAGCAGGGCCGCAAGATCCTGAAAGCGTTCGCGTGGGCCAGGGTCGTGCACCCCGGCCCGGACGGGCCCTGCGGGTTCTGCGCCATGCTCGCCGGCCGCGGCCCCGTCTACAAGACGCAGGGGACAGCCGCGTTCGCGTACCACAACAGCGACCGGTGCACCTGTGTCCCCGTGTTCACCACCCGTTCCTGGCCGGGCAAGAAGGCGTCGGCAGAGTATGCGGACGTCTACAACCGTGCCGTCAAACAGAAAGGCCTACACGGGGCCGAGGCCAGGACGGCCATGGATAACGCGTTGCGCGGCACAAGATCGCGCGCGAAGTCAGCGAAACGTAAGGAGCGCACTGATGGCTGACAGTACGGCAGAGGCGAAGCAGATCGCCGCGGACACCGAGGTCGACACGATCGTGTCCGGGCCCGGAGTCACCGAGAAGGACCTTCCGGCAGGCGCCCCAGAGGCCGCCGAGAGCCCCACGGAGGCCACGGAGAAGGCCGACGCTACCCCAGCCCAGCCAGAGCCCCAGGAAGCCCCCAAGGAGGCTCCAGAGGCCCCACAGGAGGGTTCCGGGGAGCAGGAGGAGCGTATCGCCGCCCTGGAAAAGGCCCTGGCGGAGATGCGGGAGGAGCGGGCCAAGGCCGAGCGGGAGGCCACGGAAGCCCGCCGCGCCAAGGCCCTGACCGACGCCGGCCTGTCCGAGGACTACTCCGTGTTCCTCGACGGCGACCCCGACACCTGGGAGCAGCGCCTCAGCCTGCTCACGGGCCTCAAGGGGGCGGCCGAGAAGAAGCCCGTATCAGTGCCCCGCGACCCGGTTATGAGTTCTGATACGATTAGTAAGAACAACCTACAGGAGCAGGCCGCCGGGTTCTTTGGCCTCCTCTGACACATCAGGAAGGAACAGCAAATGCCTGACGCAGTTGTTGAGAGCCTTGACAAGCTCCTCTCCGGACAGAACAAGGCCGTATTCCCCCCGGAGGTCCTGGAGCAGATCTGGAAGCGCGTCTACAAGGGCTCAGTCGTCCAGGCCGTCGCCCAGACGACCCCGATCCCCCTGTCCGGCGCCGTCATCCCGGTCCCCGTCGGCCAGCCCACCGCCGGAGTCGTCGCTGAGGCCGCCCTCAAGCCGACCGTCGACGTCTCCTTCGAGACCCGCACGATCACCCCGATCAAGGTCGCCGCCGGCGTCGTCCTCTCCGAGGAAGTCATCCGCCGCAGCCCCGTCATGGCCTACCTCGACCTCCAGAACCAGTTGGTTGAGTCCATCGCCCGCGCGATGGACAACGCCGTCCTGCACGGCAAGGACGCCATCACCGGTAACGCCCTGACCGGCCAGACCCCGATCATCTCCACCGCCGCCAACGTGGTGGACGTCGACTATGCCGCCGCCAAGCCCGACGCCCTCCTGAAGAGCGTCCTCGCCGGTGTCGACGCCGTCGAGGCGGCCAACGACCAGTTCGCGGTGGACGCGTTCCTCGCCCGCAAGAACGTCCGCACCAAGATCATCGGCATCAGCGACACGCAGGGCCGCCCCCTCTACCAGGCATCCAGCAGCCTCGCCGACCCGGTCGGCACCTTCCTCGGCCTGCCCGTCCACTACACCAACGCGGTCGGCGGCTACGAGAAGGCCAAGGTCGCCGAGACCGCGGCCATCATGGTCGCAGGCTCCTTCAAGGACAACCTCGTCCTCGGCAACGTGGCGTCGATCGAACTGCGTCAGGCCAACGAGTACGCGTTCGGCCACGACCTCTTCGGCAAGAACCTGAAGGCGTTCCTCGCTGAGGCCACCTTCGGGTGGGCGCTCCGCGACCCGAAGGCCTTCGCGGTCTTCAAGAAGAAGGCCTGACCAACAGCCCGGCGCGGCCCCTGATAGAGACGGTGAGGAGGATACTGGCGTGACAGCGGCAACACTGGAAGACGTGAAGGCGGCCCTCCTGCGGGAACCCGACCCCGTAGACGAGGTCCCCTACATTCAGCCCATGCTGGACTACGTCGAGGCCAGTATCCTTCTCACCGTCCCGAACGCCCTCGAAAAGGCGGCCGCACGCAAACCCTACGAGACCGTCCTACGGCGCGTCGAGGCCGAGTGCGTGTGCAGGGTCCTGCGCGCCCCCGCCGGCGGCGTCCTCAAGTACGAGACCGAGGGCTCCTACACGTACTCCGTGAACAACGCGATCGCCTCCGGCCTCCTCGAGGTCCGGCCGGAGGAACTCGCGCTCCTGGTCGAGCACCCGGGCGGGTGGACGGCCATGACCGCCCGGGGGGACGGGTACCTCACTAACCGGCGGGGCCTGCACCAGGAGGGCTCCTGGGTCGCGTCCTACGGGCGGCAGGACCCACCCGACCCCGGTCCGGGGGACCTTGCCGGCGTCACCCCGTGGGGGACCTGGTGATGGCCGGCGCATACAAGCCCCGCCGCCGCCGCTTCCTGGAAGACGGCCCCCACACCGTCGAGGTGACCCCCATGACGGTGGAGGACGGCCCCACGGGCCGCCGCTACGTCCCCGGCACCCCCGTGGTGGTTGGCAAGGTCTTCGTCCAGCCGTCTTCCGGGTCCGCCCTACGCGCCTCCGAGACTAGGACGGTGGAGAAGGGGCTCTTTGACGAGACGGTTCGCGTCGTCTATGGGCGCGGATACTGGCCGGGCGGCCCCCACAGCAAGGTCCGTGTCATCAAAGGCCCTGAGGGGGCGGAGGGTATCACCTACCAGCAGGCCGGGTCCGCCGTCCACTACGGGGCGTCCCCCATGACCGCCCACTTCAAGGTGCGCATCGACGCCACCGGGGTGGAGTCGAAATGAGCGGAGACATCACAGTCTACGATGATGCCCTGACCCACGAGGATATTGCGGCCGTCGCGTCCCGTGACCCCGCATTCGCCGCCGCAGCCTCGGGCGTGTTCGCCGAGATCAAGGCCGAGGCTGCGAAGCACGTCAAGACGGGCAGGTTCCTCGGCAGTATCAGCATGCACCAGGAGAAGACCGACTTCCATATCGAGGAAGACGGCCTGGACTACGACTGGAACGCCGAGATGGGGCACTTCCAGGGTGAGCGTGGTAAGCCTGGCCGTAAGTGGGTCAAAGGCCTCGGTATCTTCCGTAACGTCGTCCGCCGGCATGGGGGCTTCTGATGAGCCGACACCTCAACCACAGGCCGGTGATGCCACTCACTCTCATGGTGGAGGCTACTAGGCTCGCCTGCAAAGGCGCCACAGTCCTCTCCGAGGCACAAGTCGACATCAGGCCCGACGTCGACGACACCGAAGGCCCCCTCGTTGTCGTCCAGGTAATCTCTAACGCCCCGCTGGAGAACGGCCCGTTCGGTGCCGCAGTCCAGTGCTCGGTCCGCTGGTATGTCACCCATCCTGACGCCCACACGGCAGAGACAATGGCGGTAGACCTGATGGAGGGAATGAACCGCCTCTGGCGGGATGGCACCCCGCTCAACGGGGGAATGATCTCCCACCTGGAAATGGGGTACCCGTTCCTCGGGGGACTTCAGTTCAACACGTCAGACTACAATGAGTTCAACGTCACCGCGACGGTCGTGGTGCGCTCGACGGTACGGCAGGAAGGCTAAGGAATGGCTAACACCAGCAACGCCGACAAGGAAATCCAGATCGCGGGCATGGGCCACGTCTACATCGGTGACGTGGACACCGCCGCCCCGAACCTCTGGTCCTACAGTTTCGGCGACGGCACGACCCTGGAAGCCCAGGGGTGGACCTGGATCGGAGACACCTCCTCCGAGAACCTCATCTCGTTCGAGACCGACGGCGGTGACACGTCCACGAAGGACACGTGGGACCGTAAGAACGCCCGGTCGACCCGTGCGACGAAGACCACGAAGGTCACGATCTCGTCCGTGTCTATGTCCGACGACACGATCCAGGTCGCGTTCCCCGGCTCCACCTACGTGGACGCGACCGACGGCTACGACCTCGTCCTCTCCGGCAGCGTCGACAAGGCCGTCCTCATTGTTATCGAGGAGGGCCTGCTGGTCTCCGGCATCCTCCTGCGGAAGGTCAACCTGTCCGGTGACATGCCGACCCTGGACAAGGAGAACTTCACCGAGATCAAGATCAACGGCGTGATCCTCACTTCCCCGTCCGGGAAGGCCGCGGTCCACTACCTGAAGCCCCGTGAGGTCACCGGCACCGCGACCGGCGTCCCGACGATCACGAGCATCCAGCCGGCCACAGGCAAGATCGGCACCCCGGTCACGATCACCGGCACGAACTTCGACGGAACCACGTCTGTCACGTTCGGCGGCGTCCGGGCGGCGTTCGCGAAGAAGTCCTCGACCGTCATCACCTGCACTGTGCCGACCGCCAGTGCGGGCCAGCACGAGGTCGCCGTCATCAATGCCAAGGGCCGCGGCGCCGGGGCGACCAAGTTCACGGTCACCGTCTGACACACGACTCCATCCGGCCGGGCCGCCTATGGTGTGCTCCCGGCCCGGCCGGATGGTAACCACACCATCGGGGCGCACCGTCCACTGTAGGAGCACACGATGGCAGACAGCAAGAAGCCCCAGCCTGAGGCTACAATCGAGTTCGACCAGGTTGAGGGCCACGAACTCATTGTTCACCCCCGGTCTCTGATGCCTTCCCAGGCGGTCCGCCTGCTCGCGGCCGCCGGCATTGACCGTGGCGATGACGTCACCTTGGAGGCGATCCAGCGGATGATGGAGGAGATCGAGGAGTCGTTCCTCCTCGACGCCGAGGGGTACACGGCCCTCTACAAGGAGAAGGGCCTGACCGCGATCATGGATCTGGTGGGGGCGTTCCTGGGGGAACTGCTCGGCGGCGAGATCTGAGGCTCTTCCTCGAAGAGAACCCGGATGCTGACGCTGACCTGTATGCCCTCTATGGGGTGGATGGCCGTGACGCCGGCATCCGGCTCTCTCTTGTCGAGAATCTTGTCGCCAGGCTCCCCTTTGAGCCTCGGTCTGTGTGGAGGGCCCGCACCCTGCTGGGTGGGGAGGAGTGGTTTGGGTGGTCTCTGGCGGAGCGGCAGCGGGCTGACCTTATTGACTTGTCTGTGCTGACGATGCGTGCGTGCGCCCAGCAGGGGGCGCGTCTGCGGCCGTCTGAGGCGACGGCTAGGCCAGGTGGCGTGGAGAGGAAGAAGGAGACGGCCTCCTCGTCTGATAGTCGTAGCATGGCTGCTATCATTGGTTCTATAGGCTGATCCGATAAGGTGGTGTAGCGGATGCCCCGCGGTATCGTCGGAAAACTCGGAGTCAAGGTCACCCCTGACGTCACGAAGTTCGCGAAGGAACTGCGGGAGAAACTCCGTAAGGTCCGGTCCCAGACTGACTTCGACCTGCCTGTTGGCCTCGTCCTCGACGACGGCGACGTCAAGCAGATTCAGGAGCGGCTCAAGCGCCTCGACGCGACCGTCAAGGTCAAGGTCGAACTGAACAAGGAGTCCCTGAAGAAGGCTCAGGGGCAGATCAAGCGCCTCGACGCGACCGTCAACGCGAAAGTCAAGATAGACGAAGCGTCCCTGAAGCAGGCGAGGGCCCGCATTCAGGGCCTCGGCGGCGCCCGCACCTCCCCGAAGGTCAAGCCGAAGGTTGAGAAGAAAGACCTCGACTCTCTGTGGAAGAACTTCGAGAAGGCTGAGACCAAGGTCACCCCAAGGATTGACGGGTCTGGCCTGTCCCGCATGCGGGAGCAACTGAAGCGGCAGGACTGGCCCACCGCGGAGATCAAGCCGCACCTCGACACGAGAGATATCAAGAACAAGAAGGATAGCCTCGATCGGGGTGGTGTGAAGATCCGCCTCGACATTGACGAGGCCTCCTACCGGCGTGTCAAGGCGAGAATCAAGAGCCTCGCAGAGAAGGTCTCCGTCCACCTTCACCTGGACGAGTCTGACTATCACAAGATCAAGCGGAAACTTGGCCGCCTCGACACGACGGCGACCGTGAACGCTGACGCAGACACGGGCAAGGCCAGGGCGAAGTTCATGTGGCTGGCCCGCACCCGGTTCGTCAAGTTCATTGCTCTCGCAGACAATGCGGCTCTCCGTAAGGTGGAGGACTACTTCCGGCGCCTCTCCGGGTTCCGGGCCCTGTCCGACTGGTCTAGGGCCGCGAAGGACATGGTGATGAACCTGGACCAGACGGCCCTGACCATGGGTGTCATGGGGTCTGCGGCACTGTCTGCTGCCGCTGCGGTGACTGCTCTCGTGGGGTCGACGCTGGCGTTGGCGAAGGGTATCGCCTCGATCTCTCCGGCGGCTCTGGCTCTCCCGGGTGTCTTCCTTGGTATGGCGACCGGGGCTGTCACACTAGTCGCCTCCTTGAAGGATGCTGGTGAGCGGCTGAAGGACATCGGGGAGCAGTTCAGTCAGGTCAAGGAGAACTTCAGCAACGCGTTCTGGGCTGAGGCCGAGGGGTCTATCCGGTCCCTGGCCTCAGACGCGATGCCGATCCTTGACCGGCAACTGTCGTCTCTCGCCGCAGCCCAGGGGCAGTGGACGGCGGCGGTCGCGGACGCGGTCCACTCTCACCTCCCCCAGCTAGAGGAGTCGCTGGAGAACACCGCGGAGGGGGCGCGCCGCTCCACGCGCGGTTTCGGGGCGTTCACTGAGGGGATCGTGACGCTCGGCCTCGTTGGCTCAAAGTACCTGCCCATGCTGGGTGACTGGTTCTCTGACCTGGGTGAGAAGTTCAGTGCGTGGGCGCACAAGGCGGCCAGTGACGGCAGTATCGAGGCCGCGATCACGAAGGCCGGCCACGCGGCCCGTAAGGTCGGGGCTATCATGGCTGACTTCGGCCGCATCATCGGGGGCGTGTTCTCGGCTGCGGAGAAGGGCGGCTACACGATGGACCGGCTCGTCAACACTGTCGACCGGTTCTCGAAGGTCGTGAACAGTCTCGGCGGCCAGACAGTGTTGACGAACTTGTTCGCTGGCGCCGCCTCCGCCATGGATGTCCTGACGGCGGCGGTCGGGAAGACCGGGGACGACGTCGTCAACTTCTCGTTCACGGTGCGCCGTTCCATGACTGATGCCGCGGCCGTGGCCGGGAACGCGTGGATCGGGTTGGCGAACATCCTCGGCTCTAACGCGTTCGGCAGTGGCTTGTCGTCGTTCTTCATCGGATTGAACGAGGGCGTGTCGAAACTTCGTGACGCCGCCCCCGAGATCTCCCAGTTGCTGGGGTCGGTACTGACCTTGGGTGGGTCGTTGGCGTCGACGGTGGGCGGGGTCCTGGCGACCGCGTTCGAGAAACTGGGTCCGCCTGTGGCCAGGCTTCTGACCGCACTGGCTCCTCTGGCGGAGGCCCTGGGGGACTGGCTTGTTGGTGCTATCGAGAAGGTGGCGCCTTGGTTTGAGAAGCTTGTTGACCAGTTCTTGATTCCGATGATTGAGAAGTTCACGGAGTCTCCGGGGCTTGTGATCGCGCTGGTGACGGCGTTCTGGGGTTTCCAGAAGATTGTTGAGTTGGCGTCTGGCCTGGCCTCTATCGTCAACATTGTGACCTCGATCTCTTCGGGGATTGGTGCGTTGTCCGCAGTGTTCGAGGGTGTCGCGCTCGGCCCGATCGCACTGTGGGCCGTAGCCATCGTCGGACTCATTGCCGGCCTCGTGCTCCTGTGGAACAACTGTGAGTCGTTCCGCACCGCCGTCACAGACATCTGGAACAACATCTCCGAGACCATCGGAAACGCGATCCAGGTCGTCGTCGACTGGTTCACCAACGAGTTGCAGCCCGCCGCCGAGGGCCTGTGGCAGGCGTTCAGCGACCTGTGGACCACGCTCGGGCTGCCCACGTTCGACAGTATCAATGGGGCGATCGAGTTCCTCAAACCGATCTGGGACGGCTTCTGGAACGGCCTAGTATCGATCGTCACCGGCGTCTGGGACATGATCTCCGGGATCGTCACCGGCGCTATCCAGATCCTCACCGGCATACTCCAGTTCTTCATCGCGTTCCTCACCGGGGACTGGGGGAAGGCTTGGGAAGCCGTCAAGAACATTGTCAACGGCGCCATCTCGATCATCACCGGCATCATCACCGGCGGCGTGAACATCTTCCTTGGCGTGTTCCAGTGGTTCTCGACCGCCTTGTCGGCCCTGTGGTGGGGCATTATCGGGGCGATCAGCGGGTTCGCTTCATGGATCGTGAACCTCCTTGTGAACGCGGCCCGTAACAGCACGTACTCGGCTGCACGGTTCTTCGCGGACTTCCCGAACAAGATCAAGGGTTTCTTCGCGGACGCCGGGTCGTGGCTGGCTTCTGCGGGGCGGAAGATCATTGACGGGTTCATTAACGCGGTCAGGGGGGCGTTCGGCAGGGTCCGGTCGACGTTCGGTGGGCTGACCAGGATGATCCCGCACTGGAAGGGCCCGGAGCCGACCGACCGTGCGCTCCTGAAGCCGGCTGGGCGGATGATCATCCAGGGGTTCGTGTCCGGTATCGAGGAGGAGCAGCCGACGGTGAAGCACACCCTGAAACGGCTCACCGGGAAACTTCCTGGGATGACGGTGAACCATGAGGTTGACGGCAGCGGGTTCACGAAACCGGCGACAAGTGTGACGATCAACCAGTATAATCCTGTTCAGGAGCCGGATTCTTCGATCCGGGACAAGGTGGCGTCCGGCATCCGGCTGGCCGCCTCACTGTGACACAAGAAACGAGGCGGTAATGGCTTCCGGATACACGTTCAACGGAATCTCGCTGGATGACACTCAGGGCAGGTGGTCGACGCTCCTGGAAGTGGCTAACGGACCCGACAGCCCCGGAAAGAATATTTCCTTGGGGAAGCCGGGGAAGTTTACGATCATTACCGTTGACCTCAACGACTATGCTCCGGGTTCTCTGGATGTGACACTGTCTGTGGCCGGGGGTGAGGGGGACCGGAAGGAGAACTGGCTGGCCCTCCTGGGTGTGATGGATGGCTGGCGTGCCGGCGGCACCCTGGGGAGAGTGTCTGACAGTACGGTCGTGCCGGCCCACCTTGAGGACCTGCGCCCCCTGGGGGTCATGGCAGGGGGTGCCCTGGGGGTCTTCGCACGGTTCCGCATGGATGACCTCTGGTTCCGGGAGCAGACCCCCACCATTGAGGAGGGTGGGGCGAAGAAGTTCGCCGGCTCTGTGTACCAGATCGCCGACCCGGAGGTGTCCTGGGGCACCCCGACGTCGGGGTGCTCTCTGCGGGACTGGCAGACCGGGCGCGGCGTCATGTGGCGGGGTGATCCGGCTGGTGCCGCGTTCCTGAACGTTGACCTGTCCAGGAGGCTGGCTGTCATGTCTGACACGCAGTGGTCGTACACGGGTGTGGACGTGTCGGGGGGCCTGCTCGTGGACCCTGATTTCTTCCTGCTTCCTGTCGGCACTGCCGGCGAGTGCGGGTTCTCGGGTACTGGGGGCGCGGTGAAGGTGCGTGCCTGTAGGACGCTCGGAGTGGCCTGATGGCCTCCCAGTACACGTTCAACGGGGTGTCGCTGGGCGACCCCGGGGGACGCTGGGCCGTGGACCGGGAGTGGTACCTCCCCCAGGGAGGGCCGGGGGTGGATGGGACGTGCCAGTTCAGTATTGAGGGTAAGGTGCGGGCTCGCCCGTACTATGTGTGACAGGAGGCTGTGGTGGCGTCTGAGTATTACCTAAATGGTGTCCCGTTGGATGATCCGGCGGGCCGCTGGTTCGTGACGTCTGAGACGCTTCTGCCGTCCGTGTCTGCGCCCCGTAACGTGTCTGTGACGGTGCCGTTGCGGTCTGGTGTCCTGCCTGTGCCCGCGTACGCGGTGGACCCGTTCCAGGTGACGGTGAAGATGGTGGTCCAGGATAACGGGCAGGGGCGTGCTCGCCTGGACTACAACTTCATGAACCTGATGCGGACGGTGCGGCCTATCGGGGACTTCCTGATGATGCAGTGGCGTGTCCCGGGCATGCCGGGCCGTCAGGCGAGGGTGCGGTTGTCTGCGTCGGTGGAGCCTGTCTTCTACTACCTTGAGAACATGATCGAGGTCACTCTTGTGTTCGAGGGTATTGACGGCATGTGGCGGGACGAGCGCGAGCAGACGATGGTGTCCTCGAACCTGTCTCTCCTTTCCGGATCCACCCTGCCGATCACCGATGCTGTCATCGACCTGGTGGGCTATGGGCGGACGGTGGAGATCGTTGACGTGCCGTCTGGGCTGACGATGCGGTGGGACAGGCAGAACCCCAACACCCAGCACCTGATCATTGACTGCGCCACCTATGAGGTGCACGGGTCTGACGTCGAGTTCGAGGCGTCCGGCCCTGACCTTGGGGCCGCCTTGACGGTGCCTCCGAGGGGGTTCCAGTTGACGCCTGACGCGGCGGGGGCCTTCTCTATGCGGGTGACGAACACGGGGACTGCGAAGGTTCGGGCGAGGAGGGCCTACTAGCATGCTGCGTGAGGGCCAGTACGGGTTCCAGTTGGTCGCCTATGCGCCTATGGGTGACCGTATCGGGTTGCTGCCTGATTTCACGTCTATGACGCTCACGGTCCCCTTGGGGGATCTGCCTACGTTGACGTTGTCGTACCCGTCGTCGGGGACGAGGTCCCGGTATCTGCGGTCTGGTGAGACGGAGGTGTCTGTCGAGTGGACCGCGAACGGGGGTGACTCGTGGAAGGAGGTGCCCGGGGCCCGGTTCCTGACGTCGAAGACTGAGATTGACCTGATTGAGGACGGGTCGACGATCTATAACGTTGAACTCGTGCATATCGCCGACTACTGTCAGCGGGCTCTTGTGTGGCAGGCCCCTAAGGGTGGGGCGGACAAGGACGGGAAGTGGAATTTCCTGTCGGTGACGCCGGGCGCGATCGTGAAGTCTGTGTGGGATGCTGCTCGGGCCCGCGGCTGGGGTCGGGCTCTCGGCCTTGAGGGGAGCGCGGCGAAGGACGCCTATGATCAGGCGTGGAAGAGCATTATGACGATCGCCTACGACCCGAGTATCGACCTGTGGTCTGTGGTGACGTCTTTGTATGACCTGGGGATCCTGGATTACCAGTGGAATGGGCGTACGCTCTCCCTGTACAACCCGGACTCGTACATGTCTCGTAACCGGGAGAATGTGATCTGGCGTATTCCTGGGTCGAAGGGGGCGTCGGAGACGACTACCTGGCAGGACATGTGCACGGATGTCCTGGTGACGGGTGAGGGCGACAAGATCTGGCACTTCCACAACAATGAGGCGCCCGCCACTCTGCGGCGTACGGAGAAGACCGTGTCCGCGGGGGGCGTGGAGAAGGAAGCGACGGCGAAGATCGTCGCCGAGCGGACCCTGAAGTCGGGGGCGCACCCGTCACAGTCCGTGAAACGGGAGTGGGCGCTGGGGGCTTCCCCCCTGCTGCCGTTCTACTCGTTCCGTCCGGGTGACTGGATCATGGTGGAGCGCCTGGATGGCATGGAGAAGATGCGTGTGCGCCAGGTGTCTGTGACGGTGGACCAGGATGGGACGTCCGGGCATGTGACACTGGGGTCGCTTCTGGATGACTATCTGACGCGGCTGGCGAAAAAAACGAAAGGTATCGCTGGCCTGTCTGCTACGTCGGGTAGTGGGGTGCGGCCTGCGAAGCCTGCGGACCGGAGGAAGCCGGCTACCCCGCAGGGCGGCTTGGGGTCGGGGTTCGTGATCCCGAACTCTAACGGGTACGGGTACTGGGCTGCCGCCCGACTGTCGTGGGGTGCTGTGACGACTGACGCCAGGGGCGTGGCGATCGACCTCAGCCACTATGTGGTGCAGGCTGAGCGCGAGGTGCAGCGGGCGACGAAACTGGGCGGCGCCTACTGGCAGAGGATGGCCCAGGTCCAGTTCGGGGAGAATGCCGGCGACTATGGTGACCTGGATCCGGGACAGAAGTACCGGTTCCGCGTCTATGCGGTGTCTCAGGATGGTGTCGGTAGCGACTGGTCGGGGTACTGGTATGTGGATATCCCGTCGGATATTGAGCCTCCTCCAGAGCCGTCGGCCCCGGTCCTGACTCAGCGTCAGGGCGTGTTGTCTGTCGCCTGGGATGGTACGGCGAAGGATGGTTCGTCTGTGCCGGCCGACTTGTCGTATCTGGGTGTTGGTGTTGCTGGCCTGGATGCTGGGGGCGTGTACCGTCAGATGGGGACGATGACCCGGACGGGCCGCCAGTGCGTGATCGCTGACCTGCCGTTGAACAAGCAGTTGACGGTGGCGCTGATGGCGGTGGATGAGGTCGGGAACATGTCTGGGTGGGGGCCGTCGAAGACCATCACCTTGACTCAGGTCGGCGTGGATCCTGCGGTGATTCGCAACCAGGTCGAGGAGGCGATCAAGAATGGCGAGGCCTTGTCGAAGGCGACCCGTGAGGAGATCATGGCGGCGTTCGCGCAGATGGGTAGGTCTAACGACATTATTGAGTCTGTGTGGCCTCCGTCTCGTGGGACCGTCGGGGTGAGCCTGTGGGTGTCTCCGGACGGCAGGGTCTTCAAGTGTACGAAGCGCGGTAACAAGGAGGAGTGAGCGGTGGCGTATAAGCGGGCGCGCGCCCAGTGGTTGGATTACCCGAAGGGTGATACGCCGATTCTGGCGGAGAATCTGAACCATATTGAGGACGGGATTGTTTCTGCGTCCCAGACGGCGGATGCGGCGCTGGCGGCTACTCCTGCTGGGGTGGTGGTGGCGTTCGCGGGGAATACGCCTCCGATGGGGTGGCTGCTGTGTAAGGGGCAGTCGGTGCCGCGGGGGTCGTATCCGAACCTGTTTGCGGCGATTGGGACGACGTACGGGAGCATGGATGCGTCGACGTTCAATGTGCCGGACCTGTCTATGCGGTATCCGATCGGTGTGCTGAACGGTGACGTGTCGCTGGGGACCGTGGGTGCTACCGGTGGTGAGCGGAATCATTCGCTGACTGTCAGTGAGTTGCCGTCGCACACGCACAAGGTGCGGTCTTCGGGGAGTCTCTGGGCTGGGGGTGTCGGCATCTATCAGACTGACGCGGGTGCGGGTAGTAAGTGGGATCTGCCAGGTAAGGACACTGGTGGGGGTAAGGATTATCTGATTGGTGGCGCCACTGGGGGTAATGCGGCCCACAATAACATGCCCCCGTATGTTGTGATGAACTACATCATTAAGGTGTGAGCGTGGCTGTTAGGCAGACTGAGTACATTTCTTGGCCTGGCCCGCAGGAGGGGCCCGGGGAGGATTTCCTCCCGTATGTGAACCGCAGCGCCCGTGATACGACGGTGGTGCATGGCCGGCATGGGTGGGAGTGGACTGAGGATACGTCTGACGCCACTCAGAAGGTGAAGATGGCTGTGGATGCCGCTAAGGGTATCCAGAGGTTCATCAATATTACGACGGACCAGTTGACGGTGACGGGGACTGCGTTCATCACTGAGGCTGTGATTCAGAAGATCTGGACTCGGATCATCACCGCGGAGGAGGGTGTGTTCGGGAAGATCAAGGCCGGCATGATTGAGGCCCATGAGGTGACTGCCGACAAGGTGAAGGCCGGGGCGATCGATGGCATGCAGATCACGGGGGCGATCTTTCAGACGAAGCCATGGGGCCAGTATCCGCGTACTGTGATCTCTTCGGATGGCATGTATGTGTGGGATCAGAACAACAACAACACGTTGTCGATCAACAAGAATGGGTCGATCTGGATCGATGGCGAGTTGGGGATCAGCGACACGTGGTCTTGGGCCCGGTTCATTGACCTGAAGGCCGACGACACCGGCAAGGATGTGGGCGGTAACGGCCGTAAGGTCGGTGTCGGTATCGAGTTCCAGCGATCTA